ATACTCTTTCAGATTGCTTCGTAACTATATCAGTAAGTGAAGTTACGATTTTTATTACTGGCATTTCTCCACTTTTATATCCTGCAGCAATATCTTCCCAAATCGAACTATCTGTTTTTCTAATTGTTATTGTACCTTCACCACTCCAGCCATTATATATAGAATAGTCTGAGTTATCTCCACAATAGCTATCATCTTCAAAATTACCTTTCACTTTAGCTTCAATCTTTAGAACTGTGGCTAATTTAGTTTCGTTGTACCATACATTTCCGCTTGAACCTCTTAAAACTCTATTAGTATTAACTGACATCTCTATACCTCCTACGCCATATTAAAAATTAACTGCAAGTTTTCCGTAGCACCTAAGATTTTTATATCTCCATTGAGATAAACACTTCTCTTGAATGCCATATTTTTCACTTGTGCATCTGTCCATGTTGCCGCTTCGCTTTTTCCACTAGCAACCCATGCAGCTCTTTGTGCTGCTACATTTATTCCAGATTGATTTGAATACTCTTGATCTAGTACATCTTCATCCGCTATATTTTTTAAATATCCATTTACTGCTGATATAAATAAAATTTGATTGTCGTATTTATTCTTACATGCTCCTTGATACACTTTAAAAACAGTGAAAATATCATCATATATTAAATCTTTAGCTTCGACTATATCAATATACTTCATATCTTCTGTTAATGTTGTTCCATTGGTAGTTTGAAGTGAATTAACACCTAATCCCACTTTTACTTCATCAACATCATTTACTAATATGAATTTTCCAGTTCCAACTGCTGCATTATTATCTACTACTTCTTCTACATGAGAAAGATTGCTACAAACAAAATTTGTTGCTGCTCTTTTGACATTGCAAGCAGCTAATATACCTATAATGCTTGGACAATATTGCTCTCCAGTAACTTCTCCTCTAGTATCATTAAATGTTACTTTGTTGTTATATAAATTAACAATGTGCTGACAATCTGTTGTAGCTGCTTTATAACAAACTGACTTATAATATTTTCTATTAGCTTCTTTCGATTTTGTCCAGCTTGCTAATGTAGCAAAATCTTCTGGTGAGCCATCTGCAATAGTGACCCATCCTGTCTTTATATTTCCTTCTAATATAATTAAAGCCTCTGATATAGTTGCTTCTTCTCCAATTTTAACAACACAAACTCGATAAGGTGCAAATGTGAAAATATCCTTTAAATATTGTAGATTATCCTCTGTATATAACTCTGCATCTGTTTCTAACTCTGTTATTTCTGAATATTCCTTATAATTAAACATTGCACTTGTATCATCTCGAATGATTAATATCGCATATCCTCTTTGGCTTCTTTCGTTAATACTTATGGCAAGTTGTTTAAATAGAATATCTATTACTGGCATTGTAACCATTTTTTAACTCACTCTCCTTCACATTATAAATCTAAAATCAATTCTTCCATTGGTTCATATTCTGTAGTATCAACAATTTCTTCTAAGCTATATAAATCAAAACTGCATTGCAATACTGAATCAGTAACACTACATTCAACTCCATCTTCTGTGATCGGCATATAAAATGTATCTGTTATTTTTATATCTTCAAGAAAAGCATTTACTAAGATATCTCGCATTTTTAAGTTATCTACCCTGTACTTATATCTATCTTTTGCAAAAAAATAAACCCTTACAGTAAGAGTTCTTTCTTTAGTACAACTATTCAATTTCCCTGTATTATCTTTTTCTAATTGAACTTTAATTGATGGTCTTGTAACTGATATAGTTGATCCATCTGTTTCTTTCTTAAATACTTCCTTAGTATCCTCGGGTTTGATAGGCACGTCTGCAAGATCAGTATTCACTAAAGCATTTTCAATTGTTTCGTTTATTCCTTTATTAATTTGAATAAGAGTAATCATAACCTATAACCCCTTTATAAATACATTTTCTAAAAATTCTTCAATATCTTCATAGTAACTACTTTGAAAAACTTTAGCTGCATCTTCCATGAAATGAAAACCAGGAATGAAATGTTCTTCACCTTTTGCACCTTTATGTGGTGTCCACATATAACCATCATTTAACAAATGAGCATGAGGACTGCTATTATAAGCTCGAGTACTCCAAGCTCCTTGATATTTATATGCTTTCCCAGCTTTAAATCCTTTAAGTAAATTGCCTGTTTCTTCTCCTATGCCCTTACTTTTATAAATTGATTTATTTTGTTTGTTAAGTTTATTACCTTCTTTTTTTATGAATTTCCTAGATTGTTTAGGCATAGTATCATTAGCTGTAGCAGCTAATTTCTTTTCAAATTTAGTTAATTCACTTATATCAAATCCATCACTCATATTATCACCTTCTAAAATATTAAACCTTATAGAAAGCTACTGAATGTCCACCTCACACCATATACACTCTTATTCACTTCTAGATTTATAAGGCTTAATATCATTCAATTATTTCTTCACAGAATATTTCTAAAAACTCATTAGTAAAATAGGGATTAAGAATATATTTAATATCAAATCTATGATTTTTATACATAAACCACATATCTTGAGTAATATCTTTTCCTGAAGCATATCTAACCTTAATTTTATGAGTTACATTAGACAAAATAGTATTTGCCTGTTGCTTTTGTAATGATCCTGTTTGTGGTACTATCTCTGACCAAATACTTTTTATAACTCCAGGTTTATAATCTTCCTCATTTACTTCATTTATAAACTTAATATCATTACCCCAAATTTCTATCTTTTTATCTAACCTATTTCTCATGCTATCACTCCTGAGTAACTGGTAAACTTTTTATTGATAATTGTGTTAGAAAAATATTAAATAGTCCGGAGAACTTTAATGTTCCACTTGTTAAATCCCACACATCATTTACACCTATAGTTAGTGCTGCTAATCCCAATTCTGTTTCTAGTTGTGCCTGGGATACTCCACTATTTAGCATGTATTGTTTAACACCTATAGTCTTGATTAATAAATTACCATCATTATCATCATTATCATCAGCATTTAGTCCTATTTTAACTTTTTCTAGTATTTCACTATCAGTCATAAGTGCACCTACACAATCAAATAAACATCAATAATTTTTCCATTTAATGAACTATTTAAATCAATTGTATTACTTTCCAATACTGTAGTACTTGTAGCAACTGTTGGTGCTGTAGCTTCTTTAATATTGTCAAAACAAGCAGCTAATACAGTATTGTGAGGTAATTTATAAGGCAATCCTAGTTTTTCACCAAAACCAATACTAACAGTATCACCACTTGCATTAGTTTTAATTGGTAAATCAATCTCTGTTACTGTTTTAAATGCTTTATTTCCCTCTACTGCTGTAGTTCCATTTAGAGCTATAGTCTCAGTAATTAGTTCACTATTATAATTAGTTCCTTTTATAACAACATTCCCTACTATCCCTGCAGCATTTCCTATAATTTTTATATTTCTTGGTACTGCTGGATTAGTTATATTACTTGTAATAGCTTGAATTGCTGCGGTTAATGCAGTTGCTGCTAATATTGAAGTATTACTTGCAGCAACTGCACAAGTACCTCCTATTTGAAAATGCACAATTGAGCTTCCAGTTATTTTTAAGCCACTTACATCGCTTTTAACCTTTGAATTAGTTTTCGTGTTAAAACCTATGAACATTTTGCTACCTACCTTTCATTTTAGATTAAAAGGTGAGGTTTCCACCCCACCAATCCATTAAGATTTTTTAACTCTTAAAAATCCATTTGCTGATACTACATTTCCACCTACAAATATTGAAGATTTATTTGCGATCATACCTTGTTTAAATTTGTAATCCATAGAACGTTGTACATCCATTTCACTGAATACAGTTAAAAGATAGTTCTCAAGTGGACCATAAGCCATACAATATTGACCAGTAGTTGCTCCACTTGTTATTGAATAACAAGCACTATTAATGATATAAGGTATAGTATTTATAGTTCCTGTATTTCCATTTGTCACTATTTCATATATCTTCTTTCCGTTAGCATCTCTTAATAAAGAAAATGCTTTAAGATCTTTCTTATTTAAAATTAAAACTGATGCAGATTCTACATCTTCATCTCCACCAAATCCAAAAATAATGTTATCTAATGTATCTTCATCTATTGCACTAATAGATACGTCAGTAGCTATATCTATTGCAGTCGCATTGACAGAGAATATTCCAACTAAATGACCAGTTGTACCATCTCCAACTAATATTTCTCTTGATATCTTCTTTCTTGATGCAATAGTTACACCTTTTAAAACCTCTGCATCATAGTTTGCTGCTGAAAGTTTTAATAATTCCTCTGTATCTTCTGCATAAGAAGTAATCTTAGTTTTATTAATAGTTGCATATCCAAATGTTGGTTCTGCTGAATTATAGTCACTACCTTCAGTAGTATAATCACCAGTACCATACCCTTTAACATATCCTTTTGAGAAAGATTCACCACCAATTAATGGTTTAGTAGTAACTTTGTCTATTAACCCAGATACTTGATTAAAAGCTGGATTTAATGTAGTATCAGTATATTTTGCTAATAATACATTAGAAGCAATTGTTACACTTCTACCTTCAAGTAAATCCTTTCCTCTTTTTTCAGCTTCTTCTTTAACTTTTGCAGCTCTTCCTTCTAAATTTTCATCAATTTGTGCTCCTGCTGAATATGTTCCCATAGGCTTTAATCCACCTTCTGGTTGTTTTCCTCTTGATTCAATTGCTGCACCTGCTGGTGGGTCCATTGCTGCAATGTTAGGATCAATTCCTGGAGTAGCACTTCTTACTTCTTCTTCTTTTATCATCTCATCAAGTTCAGCTATTTCAATATTTAAATTTTCTAATTCTGTATTAATACTTCTTAATTCTGCAATATCCTCTGTAGAATTTGCCTTTTTACCTAGAGTTGCTTTTCTTTCGTTCTTTGTGTTTAAAAGTTTTAATAATTTATCTTTCATTTAATCCACTCTCCTATAATTTTAATAATGTTTGTGTTCTAAGTCTTTCTAGTTCTAAGTTTTGTGACTCTTTATTCCTGCATTGTCTATTATCCATTTTTTGCATGTCTGTTTGACTATTGCAATTTGAATTTGAACATGAACTACAACAACGTGTACAATTAGCACAGAAACAATTATTACAATCCATGCCACTTCTTTTGTTTGATTTATTTGAACTCTCCAGTCCTTGAGATCTTGCATTATCCAATACAATTTTGGCACTATCCAGTGTTTCTTTATCTCTTGTTGAAGCTATATCTGTGCCATCGTAAGCTGGAAAGCTAACGACAGAAACTTCCACTACTTTTTCTATTGCTTCTATATGTCTAGTTGGCATATCAGTTTCCAACCCTTCCCATCTTTCTTGGGATACATAAAAAATAAAACTCATACCATCCATATCCCCTCGTTTTATGGAACTGTATAAGCTTTTAGCATCATTATTATTTTCAATATCTAAATTAGCTCTAACAGCTAACCCTATATTGTCTACTTGTAATTGTAATGTAGAATTAACATTATTGTTTCTACTTCTTGCAAGTGGTATCTTATCCAAATCATGATTTACACTTAAAAGAACGTCTGTAAAATCTGTTCTTGCAAATGCTCCTGGTTCTATAATTTCATTGAACCAACCGCCTATATTGGTCATTTGTCCAACTACAGCTGGATGACCACTTATTGTTGATTGATTGTCTTGCGTTGGCTCCATGGCTCGCAAATCTGCCATGGCAAAATTACGTTTTGCCCTTTCACCTGTTTTAGGTAAATTTTTACCCATTGCTATTACCTCCATCCTGTTTAATTTTTGCATTATTTAATTGATATTGGGTAGCAATATTAGTATCAACATAATTTAAACTTATTGTACGTCTATTGCCAGTACCATCTGCCAAAGGCGCATAACCTAATATTGCAAGCTTTTGGTCATCTGTTAATAACCCTTGAGCTCCTGCTATATTTAATAAATCTAACTTTGATTTAGTACTTAGATTCATCA